TGGATTGAGACGAGCACTGCCCGCGGTCCGGTCCGCCGTGTTCACCCTGGCCGGCCTGGGGTGCCTGTCCGCCGCCGCGTGGATCGTCCACCCCGCCGCCGGGCTCGCCACTGCCGGAGTCTCGCTGCTCCTGCTCGAATGGGCCACCCACCCAACCACTCCGCCTGGAGGTAGCCGGCCATGAGGTCGCTCGTCGGGGAAATCATGGACGGGGTCACGACCAAGCCGGGTGAGGCCCCGGTGCCGTACACCGCCCGCCGGTCCGGACTCGTCACCATGCTCGGCGGCTCGTCGGGCATGGGCGACAACCGCGAGCAGCAGGCCGCCGCATACAGTTCCAACGGCACCCTCTTCGCAATCGTCGGCGGTATCGCCCAGGACGTGGCAGCCGTGAAGTGGGGGCTGTGGAAGCAGACCCCGTCGGGGAAGGCCGAGGACCGGCCGCCGGTCACCTCCCACGCCGCCCTGGACGTGTGGGAGCACCCCAACCCCGTGCTGACGAAGTCCAGCCAGTCGTACGTGGAGGTCGTGCAACAGCACATCGACCTCACCGGCGAGGGCTGGAACCTGATGTCCCGGCATCGGCTGGCGGACTGGCCGATTGAGCTGTGGCCGATCTACCCGCACCGCATGGAACCGGTCCCGTCGGAGAAGCCTGGCCAGGTGCTGGCTGGGTACGTGTACAGCTCCCCGGACGGCGAGCAGGTACCCCTCGAAGTCGCCGACGTGGGCCTGATCCGCCAACCTCACCCGCTCGACTTCCTGCGCGGTCTCGGCGTGGTCGCCGCGATCGCCACCGACCTGGAATGTGCGCACGAGTCCGGCCAGTGGAACCGGAACTTCTTCCGCAACAGCGCGGTGCCGGGCGGGATCATCGAGTTCCCCACGAGCCTGACGGACGACGAGTTCGACACGTTCCGGGCACGCTGGCGTGAGCAGCACCAGGGCGTGAGTAACGCCCACCGCGTCGCCATGATCGAGATGGGTGCGAAGTGGGTCGACCGGGCCTACAGCATGCGCGACATGCAGTTCGTCGAGCTGCGCGGCGTGTCCCGCGAGGCGATCCGCGAAGCCTACCGGTACCCGACAGCGATGCTCGGTGAATCCAAGGACGTCAACCGGGCTGTCGCCGAGGCGCATAAGAGCATCTACGCCGAGATCATCCTCGTGCCGCGGCTGCGTCGGTGGAAGGCGTGGCTCAACACCGAGTTCCTACCCGCGTTCGGCGACACCGCCAAGGGGCTGGAGTTCGACTTCGTGTCGCCGGTCAACGGCGACGCGGACGCTGTGAACGCCGAGCGGGAAAGCAAAGCGACCGCGGCGAAAATGTACATCGAGATGGGCTGGGAGCCGGAGTCGGTCAAGGCTGCGCTCGACCTGCCCGAGGCGCTCGTGTGGGCAGGCGGCCCCGAGCCGCAGCCAGCCGCCCCGGCCGGGCAGCCGGCGCTGCAGGTCGACTCGTGGCGGGCGTTGACCGGCGCCATCACCGGCCACGCCGAACCTTCCCCGCTCGCCGCCGCGGCGGAGATCCCACCAGGGATCGCAGCGGTGCAGGCCGACTGGCAGGCCGCCCTCGACCAGTCCGCCGCCGACTGGCAGCAGCCCATCGAGGAGCAGCAGGACAGCCTCGCCGCGCAGGTCGGGATCGTCCTCGCCGCCGGCAGCCTCCTCGGCCTCGTCGGGCTGACCGTCACTACTGCCGGCATGGCGAGCGTCCTGTCCGCTGCGATGGCCGCCCTCGCTACGACCGCAGCGAAACGCGTCGTGGAGGAGGCGGCGGCGCAGGGCGTCACCGTCACTCCGATTGTGTTTGGCGCGGAGACCTTCCAGCAGGCCGCGGAGGTGACTGCGGCGCTGTGTGGGCAGCGCTGGGCCATGTCAGCCGCCGGTGAGGCGCACCGGCTGGCCGGCTACGGGCAGACTCCGGACCAGGTCAGCGAGGCCGTGCGCACCCACCTTGCGGGGCTGTCCGACGCGCCCGTCCGGGACGCCCTCGGCGGGGCGCTCACGCGGGCGCAGAACGTCGGCAGGCTGGAGACCATCCGCCATGCTCCCGCCGCCCGCTGGTTCGCGGCAGAGACGCTCGACGGCAACACCTGCCGCTACTGCAAGTCAATCGACGGGCACGAGTTCGCCACGCTGGAGCGCGCCCGGTACGCGTACGCCGGCGGCGGCTACATCCTGTGCGACGGCCGCGAGCGCTGCCGAGGCATGGTCATCCCCATCTGGGAGAACGACGAGGGAGAGCAGTGATGGGCGAGGTCGCACTCCTGGACGTACCGAACGTTGCCTGTGTCGCCAGCGGGCTTGACGAGATCAACGCCTGGCTCGGAAGGCAGGGCGTTGACGGCCGTGACGTCCTCGCGTTCACGGTCACGACGACCCCGGGCGCAGCCTCGCGGGACCTGCACGTGACCGAGCTTGTCCGCAAGGACGGGCACGTTCAGCTCGCCGAACACGGTCAGGCGCCGGTGACTCACCGCCGCCGCCTGCGGATCTTCGACCAGACGCTCCCTGCGGTAACGTTCCGGCAGGAGTACCGCTCGTGACGCAGCCCGTCGATCTCGCCGATCTGGAGCTGTGGGCGCGGCGGGAGATGGCCGTCGGCATGTGCGCGGTCGAGGCGCACCTGATCTGGCACGGCGACGCCCACGAGTTCGATGACTGCCCGATGCGCGCCCAATACCTCGCCGAGGCTGCTCGGGCGTACGACCGGGAGCACGGTGCTTGGCGGGATGTGCTGCCCGCCCAGTATCTTGCCGACGCGTTCGCCGACGTGGCCTGTTCGGCGCCAGCCACTCCGCCCCCTGCGGTCTCGCCCGCCAGCATCATCAAGCTGGTCGAGTCGGCGTGTGCGGCACTGCCGCCGGCCGAGGAGCTGCCGGCTGAGATCCGGGTTGGCCCGGATGCTTTGGACGCCCTGAGGGAGGTGTCCAGCCCGCCGCCGCCGTGGCTGGGTGGCCAGCGGGGTCTGCCTGGCCTGCCGGTGCACCTCGATCCGGCCCTGCCGTCCGGCGGGTGGGAGGTCCGCTCCGCGACCGGTGTCGTGCTGTCTTCGGGGACGATCGCAGGCCGCTAGATCTGCTGCTGGGCTGTCCACTGGCGGGCGTACAGCATGGCCCTGGCGCGGGGCATCCAGCGGATGGACTCGGCGAGGACGGCCTGTGTGCGTGGCGGGGTGATGGGGCGTCCGCCGATCCACGCCCTGGCCTGGCTGGCTGGCATGGCGACGGCTGGGGTTGCCCGCCACGGGGTGTGGTCGTCGAGCGGACCGGGGATGAGCAGGTCCACGGGGGTGACGTCGAGGGCGACGGCGAGGGCGATGAGGTCGTCCGCGTCGATGCGGCGGCGGCCCTGTTCCATCCGGGCGAGGGTCAGGGGGGGTAGTGCCCGGCCGGCTCGGCGGAGCCGCTCGCAGAGGTCCGCATAGGACAGCTTCTTGCCGAGGCGGATGCGGCGCAGGTTGATTCGGAGGGTTTCTGCTGCTGGCCCGGCCGGGTATACCGCCATGGCTCCCATGGTGCCACCGTCTTGATCACTGATGGTGCGGTTTTGACCGGCCGTCCATCCATTTTGATCCCGTCCAGACAGGTAGTTGCCGGCTGGGAGCGCGACCAGCCGTGAGCAGGGATTTTCGTCCATACCGTCACCGGCGTGACCGGTGCGCGGCGTGGGGGTGGACGTGTGGGTAGGCGTGGCCGACCGTCGGCGCCGAGTGGGCTCTCTGCTCTGCTCGCGCAGGCCCCAGATCGGCGCACCCGACGGCCCGCCGCACAGCGGAGCGACGACGGCCGCTGGTACGCCATCCGCGACGCCGACGGCGGAGACGCCGGGGTCGCCGAGATCTTCCTCTATGACGAGATCGACTCGTGGTGGGGTGTCTCAGCCCAGGACATGATCGACGAGTTGAAGCGGGTCACCGCTCCGAGGATCCGGCTGCGGATCAACTCGCCGGGCGGGGACGTGTTCGACGGCTTGGCGATCTATCAGGCGTTCCTGTCGCATCCGGCCACTGTGGATGTGCAGATCGACGGGTGGGCTGCATCGGCAGCCTCGTACGTTGCGCAGGCCGGCGACACGGTCGCCATCGGCGCCAACGCCATGATCATGATCCATGATGCGTGGGGCGGCTGCATCGGCAACGCCGCAGACATGCACGCCACCGGCGACCTCCTGGACAAGATCTCCGCGAACATCGCCGACATCTACGCCGCCCGAGCCGACGGCGACCCCGCCGACTGGCGCAAGGCCATGCTCGCCGAAACCTGGTACACCGGCGCCGAGGCCGTCACGGCGGGGCTCGCCGACGAGGTCCTCACCGCGGGGAAACGCCGCAAGCCCTGCGCCGACGGGACCTGCGACGAGGGCTGCCCCACCTGCGAGGGCAGCAAACCTTGTCCGTGTACCGACGAGTGTGGCGACGACTGCCCCTGCTGCGGCAGCGACGACGGCGACGGCGAGGGCGAGGGCGGCGGCATGGGCGACCGGATGCGCCGCAGCTGGGACCTGGCCGCCTACGGCTACCGCGGCCCCACCGGCATACCCGACGGCCGCCCGCCCCGGCCGGCTGCGGCCGTCCCGGACACGGCCGCAGCAACCGTGACGATCAGCTGCAGCGACCCCAGCCGGCTCGCCGCCGTCGTCCGTGACGTCGTCCACCGACCAGCCGCCGCAGCGCCGGACGCCACGGCACCCCGGCCCGCCGAACCACGCCCGGTCGACACCGCCTGCCCGGTGCATCACACCGACGTCGTCGAAGGCACCTGGGACGCCGGGGCGCAAGAGAAGCGCCTCGAATCGCCGATGCCGCTCGCGACCGCGAAAGCCGTCTACAGCTGGTACGACGCCGACCAGGTCGACGGCGACACGATCGTCAAGGCGGCATGCAAACTCCCCCACCATCAGGTCGGCGCCGACGGCACGCCAGGTGCGGCGGTGGCTAGCGGCGTCCGCAACGCCATGTCGCGGCTCCCACAAACCGACATGCCCGACGACGAACGCGCCGCCGTCGAGAAGCACCTGCAGGCGCACCTTGACGACCTCGGCGACGGGCAGGACCACGCGGAGCCTGCCACCGACGCCGCCGAGGCATCCCCGGACGGCACGGCCGGGGACGGTGGGGCGCCCACAGACCCCCAGGGCGCCCCCCACGAACCAGACCCTCTGACCGCCCCACCAGACACCGATCCGGTCGCCGACGAGGGCGACACCTCCTGGCCTGAGCTGTCCGCCGCAGTGGCGGCACCGACCGACACCTTCGCCAGCCTCACGAAAGGGCTATGGGCATGACCACGAGCACCCTCCCGGTGCCGGCGAACTCCGCCGAGCTGGCGGAGATGATCGCAGACGACCAGCGGATCAAGCCGGTCCTCGCCGACCGCGAGACGCTCCGCGACTGGATCCAGGCGTACGCGGACAAGCACCAGGCGCCCGGTACGGACATTGCCCGGCAGGTCGAGGCCGAGGCCCAGCGGGTGCTGACGACCTGGCTGAAGGAGCGCGGCGCGACTGACGACGTGAAGCGGCTGAACCGGGCGCCGCAGCAGCAGCGCCCGGCGAACATGCTCACCAGCCACAAGCAGGCCAGCGCCTACAACGCGAAAGCCCTCGGCGCGAAGATCGACGGCGAGTTCGCAGACGCGGCCGAGTTCTTCGCCGCCGCGTGGCACCTGAACCCGGACGAGAAGGTCCGGGCGAAGATGCAGAAGATCCGCAACACGTTCTCCAGCGTCGTGCCCGCGGACGGCGGATTCCTGGTGCCGGAGCGGCTGCGCGCCCAGTTGATGCAGATCGCCCTGGAGACCGCGGTCATGCGCCCGAGGGCGACCGTCGTGCCGATGGACTCCGCGCGGGTTCCGTTCCCGTGCATCGATGTGACGACGAATGCGACCAGTGTGTTCGGCGGCATGATCGGCTACTGGACTGAGGAGTCCGGCACCCTCCAGGACACGTCGGCCAGGTTCTCCCGCGTCGTGCTGGACACCAAGAAGTTGACGGGCTACTCGGTGGTCCCGAACGAGCTGATCACCGACTCGATCATCAGCTTCGCGGCGCTGATCGAGTCGCTGTGGCCGCGTGCGATCTCCTGGTACGAAGACGTCGCGTTCATGGTTGGCACCGGGGTCGGCGAGCCGTTGGGGATCCTCGACGGCGGGAACACGGCGCTGGTCGCGCAGGCCGCCGAGGCCGCGCAGCCGCCGGACACGGTGGTCCTGGAGAACATCGTCCGGATGTACGCCCGGATGCTCCCCGCCAGCCTCAACCAGGCCGTGTGGCTGGTCGCGCCGAACGTCCTGCCGCAGCTGTTCACCATGGCTCTGAACGTCGGCACCGGCGGCTCCGCGGTGATGCTGACGAACGCCGCCGGACCGGCCCCGATGACGATCCTCGGCCGCCCGGTGATCGTCACGGAGAAGGCCCGCACCGTCGGCGACCAGGGCGACATCAGCTTCGTCGACCTCAGCTACTACCTGATCGGCGACCGGCAGGCCATGTCCGCTGCCAGCTCGACGGACTTCCGGTTCAGCACCGACCAGACCGCGTTCCGGATCATCCAGCGCGTGGACGGGCGTCCCTGGATCCAGTCGGCGATCACCCCCCAGAACGGGTCGACCGACACGCTCTCCCCGTTCGTGGCGCTCGCAGCCCGATAGACCCAGCCGGCCAGGGGGCGGCATTGAAACCCCACCCCTGGCCTGAACGGGGCCGGCATTGAAACCCCGGCCCAGGAAGGCAAGCACCCATGGAAGCTCTCGGCAGGGCCCTCAACACCCAGTACCTCATGAATGGTCTGTGGATCAACATGAAGTACTGCTCGGGCGTCACGTTCTTGTGCTACAACGTCGGCGCTGAGACGTACACGTTGCAGAACGCGACTACTGCGGCGGGTGGTGGCGCTGCGAACCTGGCGACGATCACCCGCTACTGGACGTGTACCGGCAACGGTTCTGACACGTGGACGCTGAACACGCAGGCTGCTGCCGCGACTGTCGTCACCGGTGCTGCCGCGACGGCGAACTGCATGGTGGTCGAGGTTGACGGTGTGGAGCTGGCCGACGGCTTCGACTACCTGAACCTCACCTCAACCGGCGGCGGGATTGTCGTTGCGATCACCCGCGATCTGACGGTGCAGCGGCTCCCGTCGAACCTTCCGGCGATGTCCGCCTGATCCTCCCAGCCCTGGCGGGGCTGGTGGTCGCCTACTCAGCACCGGCCCCGCTAGTACCTCCAACAAGGGTTTCAACCCCGAAACGGAGCATCCACAATGGGCAATCTGCCCGGCAAGTATTCGCCACTGTTCTCCCGGCACACATCCGGCGGCCCATACACGATCGCGGGCATCGACGAATGCCCCGGTGACGTGTGGTTCGTCGACTCGTCCGCGACCTCGGCAGCCAACAACGCCACCCACGGCTACACCCCCGACGAGCCGTTCGCCACGCTGGCCTACGCGTTCTCCAGTGCCCGGGTCGCGTCCGGGGACGTCGTGTACGTGATGCCCGGCCACGCCGAGGCCGTCAGTGCCGCTGGCGATATCACCATGAATGTCGCGGGTGTGCGGGTTGTCGGATTGGGGAGCGGCTCGTCCCGGCCGACGTTCACATTCGACACGGTCAATACCGCCACCTGGTTGATCACCTCGGCGAACATCACCGTCGAGAACGTTCTGATCACGGTAAACGGCGTGCTCGACATGGCCAGCGCGATCACCGTTACGGCTGCTGACTGCCTCCTCCGGGACGTCGAGGTCCGCGACAGCGCCGCCGACTCCCAGTTCGTCAACCCGATCATCGTCGGGGCGGGTGGAGCGCGCTGCCGGCTTGTCCGCTACATCTGCCGCTCGCACGCGGCCGGTGACGCGGCCCAGTCCGGGGTGCTCGTGTCGGCCGTCGTGGACGGTGTCGAGGTCGACGATGCGCAGCTCGACGGCCTGTTCCTCAACGGCTGCATCTACACCTCCGCAGCCAACACGAACATGAAGGTGCGGCGCTGTGAGCTGCGGCAACGCCACGCGGCGACGGCTGCGGCGGTCAACCTGAACGCCGGCACGACCGGGATGATCCGCGACACGGTGGCGTTCATCACCCTCGCTACGGGCGCCGGGTTCAACGGCGCATTCGTCAGCACCCTCGCGATCTTCGACTCGTGCCGTGCGGTGAACACCGCGAACACTGCCACCTCGGAGCCGCTGCTCGCAGCCGGCCGGTACCTGTCCCGGGCGACCGGGGCGATCGTCGGCAACCCGACGATCGACATGTTCACCATCGCCGGCGGCGACGTGATGATCAAAAAGCTGTGGCTGAAGGTCACCACGGCGGTCGCTGCGGACGGCGGAACCCTCGCGGTACAGATCAACCCGACCGCCGGGGACACCTATGTGATCGTCACCGCCACCGACCTCGGCACGGTCGACACTGCCGTCGGGTCGATCGTCGGCATCGACGCCGCCGCAGCGGCGGCCCCGAGTTTCCTGCGCGGCGGTCGGGTCGACATCAACGCCCCCGCGACGACTGGCGCCATCGAGATCGTTGGTGCCGCTGGGGTCGACGGCAACGTCACGATGCACATCGAGTGGGAGCCGATCACGGCCGGCGCGACGGTGGTGGTCACGTGAGCACCGTCGAAACCTGCCGTGACTGCGCCCTCCCGTGGGCGGGCGCCCCGTGCCGGAACTGCGGCAGCCGTGAGCCGGCCACACCGGTCCCGGCCGCGGTACCGAGGCCCGAAAGCCCGGCCCAGCAGGCCGAGGAAGCTCGGCAGACCGAACCCGTGCTCGCAGCCCCCGCTGCCCCGCAGGTGAAGCCCCGGCGGCGGGCGAAGGCCGGCAGTTGATGCTCCGCACGGTCACCGTCACCTGCGACGCCGAAGGGTGCACCTACCGGGGCCAGGCCCGGCAGGTGCACCTGCGGCTCATCGCCATGGGCGTGGTCGAGATGCCCCGGCTGTGCTGCGCCTGGTGCGGCTGCGACATGCGGCAGATCGCCGGCTGGGGCACCACCGCCGAAGGAGGAGGGAAGGCGTCGTCGTGTCCTGGGAGCAGCTCCTCGACATCGCCCGAGAGGCCGAGCAGTGCCGACGGGACGAGCAGACCCGCCAGCCCACCGCCTGCCCACGCGACGGGACGCCGCTCGACAGCAACCCGCGCGGCCAGCGGCACTGCCCGTTCTGCGGCTGGATCTGGGGCGGGTGACCGGCAATGACCACCTACATTCGCGGCACCGAGGGTGTCCTCAACGACGTCATGACGCTGCTCGGGGCGATTACACCCAGCCTGTGGCCGTGCTGGGAGGACACCGGCACCCTCGTCACGGGCATCGGGGTCGGCGATTTGACGTCGGCGGAGACGGCCGGCGCCGCTGAAGCGCTCGAAGACGACTTCGCGCCGCTCGCGCTCGGTCAGCCCGGACGCCCGTGCGGCCTGTACTCGTACCATCTGCACCCGACCGGCGATCACCACCTGGCCGGGATCGACTCGGCCAACTACACGTTCGGCACCGGCCTGGTCGACACAGCCTTTTCGGTAGGGGCGTGGATCCGCCCCACCACCATCGCATCGAACACGATCATCGCGAAGTACGACGCTGCCGGCACCGCCCGCGAGTGGCGACTGTGGATCGATGCGGCCGGGCTCCTCACGCTGGAGCTGTACGACGAGTCGGCCGACACCACCGAGATCGCAGCATCCACGGCGGCGCTCACAGCCGGGCAGATGGTCATGGTCACGGCCACCTACGACGGCACCGAGACCGGCCCCGCCGTGTGGTTGTACGTCGACCACACGGCGGTCAACGACGGCACCACCACGGAGACCGGCGCCTATGTGGCGATGGAGAACACCGCCACGCCGCTCACAGTCGGATGCTCCGGCACAACCGCCCTCCCCGCCGAGGAATTTCACGGCCGGATCGCCCTCCCGTGGATCACCGGTAAGGCGCTGACCGCAGCCGAGGTCGACCAGCTGTACGGGCTCACCGCGCCACTGATCGGGGTGTGCTGATGGGCGGATCCCAGCCGGCAGCCACCGTCACGACGGTCAGCTACGCCGCGACGATCCCCGGGAACGCCACGCCAGCGGGGATCCTCGGAGCGTGGGTCACGGTCATTTCCGGTGGGGCCGGTGGCGGCTCCGGGCGTCGCGGCGCAGCCGGGACGGTGCGGCAGGGTGGCGGGGGCGGATCGGCCGGCGCGTCGGTCCGTGACCTGTGGATTCCCGCCGCGATGTGGGGCGCCACCTATGACGTGACCGTCGGTGCCGGGGGTGCTGGGGGTACCGCCGTCGGCGTGGACGACACCGACGGCTCCAACGGGACCGCCGGCGGGGCCTCATCGATCACAACCGGGGCTCTGACGGTTATCTGCGCCAACGGCACGGCCGGCGGTGGCGGGGCTGCCGGGCCAGGCGGGGCTGCCGGGGCTGGCCCTCCGTCCGGCGCGACCGGCGGCGCTGCGGCTGCTGACGGCAGTGTCGGCGCGGCCGGCGGGTACGAGTTCTCGGGTGGCGCTGCGGCGGGCGGCGCCGGGGGCGGCATCACTGCCGCCAACGCCGCATCGAACGGCGGAGCCGGGGGCGCCCCGTACCTGTGGGCTGCGGTGGCTGGCGCTGCGGGCGTGGTCGACACGACCGCGCCGACGGCTCCAGCGACGCTGGGTGCCGCCCTGCCCGGCGGCGGGGGCGGAGGCGGATACGGGTCGAAGACGCAGGCTGCCGCTGCGGGTGCTACGGGCGGCTCGTACGGCGGTGGCGGCGGGGGCGGTGGGGCTTCCCTCAACGGCTTCGCGTCCGGCGCTGGCGGCGCCGGAGGCCCCGGCTACGTACAGATCCGATTCACCTACGTGTAGATCGACAACCGAATAGCCACACCACGCCACAAACCCCCCGGGGTTTGACGCCAAGAAAGCAAGGGACAGCGGGTGTCAACGATCTGGTACACCACGAGGGAGCGGGTCAAGCGTGCGCTTGGCTCGGCCGAGACCGCGCGGAACAACGCGCAGGTCGACGCCGCTATCGCTGCCGCGACCCCCCAGATCGAGGGGCTCACCCACCGGGTCTTCTACCCGTGGACCGGCACCCGCTACTTCGACAACGACGCGTTCGAGCATGTCGTTGGCACTAGGTTGTGGCTTGGCCGGCACGACCTTGTCTCGGTCACGTCGATCACGGTTGACGGCACCGCCCTGGCCGCCTCGGACTATCACCTCCTGCCGCAGGACGGCCCCCCGTACACCCGCATTGACCTCGACGACGACGCGTCGGTGTCGTGGTCTGCGGAGCAGCGCGGCAACACGATCGTCGGCGTGTGGGGATTCGGGGCCGACACCACCCCGGCCGGCGCCCTCGACGCCGCCGTGGCCACCACGACCATCACCACGATCTCGGTGACGGACTCCGCGCTGGTCGGTATCGGCGACATCATCGCGGTCGACTCGGAACGGATGATCGTCACCGGCAAGACGATGGCTGACACCGGCGTGAACATCGACGCGGGCGACTCGCTCGCGGCGCTCGCATCCGACGTCAGTATCACCCTGTCGGCCGCGCCCGGCGCCCCGACCGTCGACGAGACGATCCTCATCGGCTCCGAGCGGATGCTCGTGGTCGACGTCGCCGGGCTGGTGTGCACGGTGAAACGCGCCTGGGACGGCAGCGTCCTCGCCACCCATGCCGGCTCGACGGACATCTACGCCCCCCGCACCCTGACCGTGACCCGCGGCGCCCTCGGCACAACCGCGGCGACACACCTGGACGCGGCGGCGATCACCCGGCATGTGCCGGCGCCGCTCGTGCCCGCCCTCGCCACCGCCGAGTCCATGAACACGCTGCTCAATGAGGGCTCCGGGTATGCGCGGGTGGCCGGCCAAGGCGACAACGCCCGCGAGTACTGGGGACGGGCGTTGGGTTCGCTGCGGCAGCAGGTCCTCGCCGCGTACGGGCGCAAGGCGCGGAGCGGGGCCATCTGATGATCCGGATTGATATCGACGCCAGCGGGCCGGTGTTCGACGGCCGCGGCGAGCAGATCACCGAGGACCTTGCCGCCGAAGCCGTGGACGTGGTCGCGGAGGCCGGCGAAGAGCAGGTCACACGGCTGATGCGCATCTACTTCCGCAACCCGCGCCCGGTGTATTGGGACAGGGTCAT